AAGGATGAATTAAGCCAATTCGTCCATGCGCCAGTCTTACCTCCCATTTCTCGCTCGTCTGTGATACATCGGATGCGTTTGCCCTCGCGCTTAAAGCGTTGGCAAATCTTGATAAGTTCGTCGGTAAAGTCCTCGATTCGCCACTGGTTACTACCATAACCTTCGAGGTAGAAAACATCGCCTGTTCCTCGGGGATCATGCCCGAAGATAACAATAACGGATTCATCGCCGCGCCCTTTCCGCTCGGTGGATTTGAAGGCGGTGTCTATGTGGATGGTGTAGTAGAGAAAGCTGGGGACATCCTCCTTCTCGATCCAGAGTTGTTTCACTTGGTCATGGGTTAAGGCCATGTGCTCGCCCGTGCCGGGCTCGTTTAGCATCTGGGCGGCGAATTCGACGGGGCGGGTTTCTTCGTATTTCTTCAGTTCTGCGGTGGGCCAGATTTCGGGGAAGATGGACTGACCGGAGGAGTCATAACATTGAAGGAAGTAGACATCCCATTCTCCGTCAGGCTTGACAACAAATTGCTCGTTCGTTGGCTGCATTCCCGTCCAAGATCGAACACCTTCCGTAGGGAGGTACGTTCCGATAACGTCACCATCTCTGTACCGCGTAAGAGACAGCATGAAAAATGAGTCTGTGCGAAAGGCGGGTCGGAGGGCGGCAACCGACTGATTGACGGTGTAGAGCCAAGCACCCGATTCTTTGAGTTTTTCTTCTGAAAGCGGATCGTCAAAAACGCCCCAGTCTGGATGGTCTCCTGTAATTCCAGTCTCCACCGCCCAAACGTCGAAGGAGGCTTCGGAACGCGCGATGCTTTTTCTCGCCGCGTGGACAAGCTTAGAGGCGGTCCAGGGGCGGTCAGGGGCGTACCAGACTCCGAAAAGCCAGGGGAAGTAGGCATAGGGGTCATTCCCTTCGAGGATGATGCGGATGGGGGTTAGGAAGTCTACCGCTTTTGAAGAGACTTCTGAGCCGATGAAGGAGCTTAGGTTTGGGTTACGGACGTGCGCCCAGAGGGAGAGGGCTTTCGTGCCCATGACGGTTTTGCCGAAGGAGCGGGGGATGATAAGGGCGACTTTTGTGCGCTTTTTGATGAGGTGCTTGCGGTTGTATTCCCAGGACTCCACGCGCGCCTGAAGCCAGTCTGCGATGGGTTTGTGAAGGCGGGCCGTAAGCCAGGCGTCATTGGGGTGGTCCTTCATGTAGAAGTCTGCCCCCCAGCCCACACGGAGAAACCACCAAAAGGACTCGGCACAGATCGAGCGCCAGAGGGTGCGCTCAGCTTCGTAAGGCCAGGGAGTCATGTGGTCCTTTGAAGAAAGCCGTGGTTTGCGAGCGAGAAGCCGAGGCGGGAACAGTTCTCGGTTAGTTCCCACCCAGGAGTCTCGCCCAGGAAGGTGTCTACTGCTTCCCAGGGGCCAGGACCGCCGAGGGGGCAGGGATGATTAATAATGGTGTCCTCTACGACGAGGTAATGAGACTTCAGGACGAACTTTGAATAGCTTCGCAATTCTGCTAAGACGTGCTCTTCGGAATGGTCCGAATCGAGGATTACGAAGCAGGAGGAGTTTTCGGGAATGTGGCTAGAGATGTGAGAAAGAATGTTTGGATCAACGGAGTTTCCCAGGACACAGGTTATGTTCGGGTGGCGGGCTACTTGGGAGTCCCAAGCACCTTCGCTGTCGATGGAGATGACGTGGCCATGACCGAGGAGTTGGGTCATGTGAGCGAAGAAGAGGGTCGAGCCACCTCGGTGTGCTCCTGTCTCGACGATATAGTCAGGATGGACCTCGGAGAGGAGTTCTTGGTAGAGGAAGAGATCGAGGGGATTTTTGAGGATGGGAACGCCGAACCAGGTGAGGTTCTGGCAGGCGGGGGAGGCGAACCAGGCTTGGGCGAAGGCATTGTGGACACGGGAACTCATTTGTCTCGCCCACGCAGGAGGGTGAGGTGTTTGATGTGGACGATGGGGATGACGTGGGGTGTGCGGCACTCGCCAGACTCGGGGTCATAGTCGGAAGAAAGGCGAATGATCTTCTTATCTTTGGAGTAGAAGTAGCCGACAGTTCTCATTGCAGCCATGCCGGGGGGATTGGTTTCGTCGTTGTTAAGATAGACAGCGGCGTCGATCCACTCGCACTCGTAGATTTGCGGAGGGTCTTTAGGCGCGGGGAGACGCACTTGGGGTTCTCCTGGACTCGGCTAATCGTTTATCTCGCAACGCAATGATCTGGTAGAAACTAGTTAGACCCTGTTCGCGGGCTTCTGCATAAGCGGCTTCCTTAATTTGGTAGTGATATAGGCAGAACCATGTGGCGGGAGAAGGATCGCCACAAACGATGCACCTATCGTCCGTCAATCCCACTCCTTCTTGGCTAGGACGAGGGCGGCTGCGTGAACAGTGGGGCCACAGGCGGAGATGAGAAGGGCCAGGCGGCTGACTCGATCCTCGACGGTGAGAGGGGGGCCTGGGCCTAGTTCCCTCGCGGAGCCGATGGATTCGTCAATGCGGTGAAGCTCCCGGATGGCGGAGATGCGAGCTTCTGTTCGGGAATCTTCCGATGAGGCTAGGCGTGTGAGAAGTTCTCGCTTGGCGATTGTGGTAAGCGTGGGGCTTGCAGCGATTTTGGCAACTTCGGGTTCTTTCTCCTCGGAGGTTTCGATGGCGTGGCCGAGGGGGTCATGGCGGCGCGTATATGGGCGGGGGATGTGCCCGCCGTATTTGCGTTGGTACTTTAAGACGAGGCTGGGGGATGCGCCGGTAGCGTCGGAGATTTGACGTGTAGTCATCTCGGGTGCGCCGGGGTGCTGCTCTAGGAAAAGTTTCAGGCGGATGCCCTGGGTGGTTTTTTTGTTTGGGGTGCCGGGGGGCCTGCCTCGCTTAGCCATTAGTCCTTTCGGGTGAGAATGAAAATTGGAGCCGCACTATTAGCTGCTTAGAGAACGTGCATATCCCCGCGCGTGGGTACGCCCGCCCGCCTCCTTATCCGCGCATGCGCCCGCGTCGTCGTATGCGCGTGATGCGCGAACTATTGTCAACATTGTTTCATTGCGACAATGCCGCGCTGATCGCGTGCGGCCTTGCCTCGCCCAGTCCGTGCCGCGCCGCTCCGCTCCATTGCGCGAGACATGCGAGGCGCAGCAGCAGCGGAAGGCATGGCAATAGCAAATCACGCAAAATGCCCCATGTCAAGGGGGAAAATGCCCGAAATGCTATTGAGACAGAGTATCAAAAACCCCGTATCACACCATAATTGTGTCAAAATAGAGCGCGGCCTGATAATTGCATAGCCAATAGCTCAGCATCGGAAATACCTCCGAACGCATCGAAAGGAACGCCATGCAAATGTATGTCGTGGCCAAGGGTGCTCTGGAAAGGCTTAGACGCCGATACCATTTCGAGGCTAAGCTAATGGAACCCATCCGCATTGACTTCCCGAGCCTCGGCGCAATGGCCGACCGCGCCAATTCCGCCCCCAAAGATGGTGCCTCATGGCAGACCGACGGTTCGCATGGCATTAACTCGTGGACCTTCGGCGTCTCTCGCCCCCGCGCGGTTGAAATGGCAAAGCACGGTTGGCCCGAGGGCGCTGCTGCCACCAAGCGCCTGCTAGATGACCTGAACCTACCTCCCATCGAAGAACCCTATTCGCAGACCTTCCACGGTGTTACCGGCGCATACGTTGACGTAGGAGAATACGTCCAAGGCATGCCCGAATGCATGATCGACTTTCAGGAGGATAAACGTGCCGCGCGCTTCGTGCATATCATCGTCGCTGGCGGATACGCGGCTGCATTCTCCGCCGACGAGATCATGCAACGCGGAGTTACCATCGCCGCTTGTATAGACGCGCTCGAAGCTCGGGGCGTCCGCTGTAGCGTTGAAATGCGTTACCAATCCCCCGAATGGCACACCATCTCCGTTGACCTAAAGCATGCATCCGACCCGCTCAACCTAGACGTGCTCGCATTCGCCCTAGCGCATCCCGCTTGCTACCGTCGCCTCGGCTTCGGTGTCTGCGACGCGCAACCGGACGCAATCCGCGATGCCGCCGGTTTCCGCGAGGGGCTCGGATACGGTTCTTCTCAACCCTTTACCGATATCGACCCCTCCGCCCTCCTCTTCAATACCATGAAATACGGGACGCATTGGACCCGCGCCTACTCTCTCAAAAAGGTCCGCGAAGCCTTGGCGAAATACACTCTTGCCACAACTTCCGTGGAGGAAACATGAAAAACACCCAAAGTAAAACCGTCACACGTCAGCACGCCTACGAGACATGGCGCACGCCCGACGGCTCATGGATTTGGTACGTTCTCAAGAAGTACCAATCCCCAGAAGCCGAAGCAAAGAACCCCTACGCGCGCTGGTTCTGCGATGTCGTCTCGCCTATCGTCGGCGAGCGCGGGGAATTGGGAGACGTTTACGTCCGAGATATCAAAAACGTCGCAATCCGCGATGAGGCAGCATAATGCCATACGCAATAGAATACCCAGACTCCGGCTCCGCTCCCTGTCTTCAGCGGGTCGCATTCCATTCGGAGAGCATGTCTCTCCGGTTCTCTCCCATCGGAGCCCTTGAACCCTGCGACCCGACAGACCTTGAAATGGAATCCTTCGACTTCTACCTCGCATCCCAACGCCTTGAACCCCCGGCCGGTACGGTTGTTCGCATCGGCTCGCGCACCTTCGCCTGTATCCGCTCGTCAATAGTTTGCTACTACCATCTAGCCTAACCGGAGCCACCATGCCCGAACCTAAGCCAATTCGCAATTACCACGTCCAAGTTACCTGCGACGGCAAGCTAGTTTGGTCCCGCGATTGTTGGGCGGAATCCCACGAATCCGCCGAAGCCTTCGTCCGCCGTGAATTCGAGTCATCCGCCCATCATCGCCCCATCACCGTTACCGCCTACTGGAAGGAGTGACTCTCATGTCTCAATTCTATGCTTCCATCCAAGGTGCCCGTGGCGCTGTATCCCGCACAGGTTCCAAGCTTTCCGGTCTTTCGGGACATCTCCGAGGCTGGCACATCGGCGCATACGTCGAATGCCATCACGTCAACGGCGAGGATCGGGTTTTCATCAACCTTACTCACGGCTCAACTAATCCCGGTAGCACCCAATGCCTTGGCGAATTCCGCCTTGCATCCGATGGTACCTTCGAGAAGGTTCTTTAGGTATGCGCCCGTGGTCCTTCCGCGCGATGCCAGGCCGCATCGCATGCACACGAGGCTATCGCGCATGGCATTGGATACCGTGCGCCTATCTCGGTATCGGGATAGTAACAACTACCCTGTATGTATGGGGTTGGTGGAGTATTGAACTATGATTCCTCTCGCCCGATTCCTTTTCGCTCTTGCCAGCATCCTAGCTTTATGCCTTATCCTCGCCCGTTGGGTCGAGACAACCGCTTACTCCCACAACTTCTAGGAGTTTCCCAGTGATCCGTACAATTGATGGAGCCCTTTGCAAAGAAATCCATCCCTCGCAATACCTTCGCAAGCGGGCAACTTCTTGGATGCAAGGCCCTTACCGTGCCCATCCCGGCTATTGGGTCAAGCTAACCTCCCGCATCTACGCTTACCGCGAGCACACTGGCAATATTACCTTCTGGCGGAGGAATTCCAATGCGTGACCTCTCTCTCCGTTCTCTCGACGGCTCCCGCATCCTGGGCTTATTCACGCCCCCGGCCGGGAGCCCAGAGCTTGTGCAGAACGCTTATATCCGACTCGCCCTATCCCGCGCTGCGGAGCTAGACGAATGCATTCTTTGGGTAAACTGGAACCCTGTCTGCATTTACAGGCACGAGCCCCCTTCGTATGTCTGACTTATCCCGCCCCGAGCGCGAGACCGGCATCCTCTGGAATGATGCCGATGACTCTGCGATCCTCTGGACTCTCTCCCCTTCCACCAAGGCCCGGTTGGAGAAGCGGCTGGGAGCCCCGGCTTTCCTCGACCCCAACGGCTCCTGGTCTTGGATTATCCCGAAATCCTGGGTCCGCATCTCCAAGTCCCGGAAAGCCTCTCCAGCCCAAAAAGCCCATCTATCGAAACTCCACCAGGATCGCGCCAAACCCTAGAAACCCCCATTTGCGGGGGAGTCTGGAGACCTATCTCATGTCCCCCCATCCCGAACTCCCTCCCCCCCCCCTCGCTATCCCATTTTCATGGTCAAAAAGGGCCGTTCTCCCTTCTATTTCGCCCGTAACCCCAACTCCCGCCGCAAGTTACCCCCTCACACAGTCATTCATTGCTACGCCGTCTCCGCTGCCGCTGCAACCCGCCTCGCCGCTATCTTCAATCAAGACTTAACCTTACGCTTCTTCTCCGGTACCTCTGGCGTCCGCCATCCCTCCCCCGGCGGCTCTGCCGAAAACTCAGGCCACGCCTCCGACACTTGATTTATCCCCCCTTTCCCCCTCATTTGCTTGCGCCTGCGCGAGTTAGCCGATAATCGCAGCACTGTTTGATGATGTATATACCCCCCTTTAGG